CCAAGGTGGTAACGCCAGAGTCTTTAGCGTTCATGTTTGCGCTCGTTGGCAGTCATTGGGCGTGAGGTGCTGGTTGTCAACGATGATCTAATTCAAAAGCGTGAGGTGGTAAATATTTACTGTTTTACCCTTTGTGATTTGTGTTGGGGAGCCGGGCGGTTTGTATCTGCATGTTTGTTTTTTCATTGAACTCTGCGTTTGCTTTGTGTTGACCTTGGGTTCGCTAGATATTCACCACAGATTCCTCAATTGAGGTTGTGCGGGCCTGAGGCGACCAGTAAAAGATTTTCCTGACTTGAAATTCAGTAACCGTGTAAGGACAACTTCGAATGGCTGGACAAGAAGCTACAAAGGCTAAGTTTGTTAAAACCCAAGGCACTCGGCTTGCAGTCTCCAAAATGACCACGCTTGACCCGACTGATTCAAAGCTGGTTTGGGCAGACCTGTCGGTGACCATCAAACAGCCGCAATTCCAGGGCGGGCAGTCGGATGAGATCGAAGTGACGACACTGGCCAGTGAGGCCAAGGAATTTACTGTCGGCCTCGCTGACAACGGCACATTCAGCATGAGTGGCAACTGGAAGGCCGATGATGAGGCGCAGATGGTCCTGCGTGCTGCTCGCGATGATGGCAATCCGCGCGCATTCAAGGCCGAATTCATCGATGGAAGCAAATCGAGTTTCTTGGGGTTGGTCACTCAATTCACTTGGGACGCCGCACCGAATGGTACCGTGAACGGTACATTCAACGTTCGAATCACCGGTTCTGTTTCGTTTGATATCGCCGCTGTGGCGCCATTACCAACGCCGTCTGCGGGTGGCGACGATGGCCAAAAGTAATAGCTCCAGCATCCGAACGCTTGCGCTTGATCCGCTGCTTAATTTCAAGCACGAACTTGTCTCGGTTGCCGAGTGGTCCGACGCAAAAGTCATCGTGCGGGCTTTGAGTGCCGGTGACTGGGTCGAGTATCGGCGGCGTGCTTTGGAGTTGGTGCAAGAGGGTCGCTCGAATGTCAGCGCGGCCGGCGCCGAGGTGGAACCTGAAGTGCTGAATGGCGATATTTCTTCCGCCTCCCTTTATGCGTTCGTGATGGGGCGGACTTTATTCGATCCCATCGGCCAGCGAGTCTTTAGTGACGATGACATCGAAGAAATCAGCAAGGCTTTCAGCCCGGTACACGATCGACTGGTCTGCAAGGCATTTGAGCTCAGTGGCGTTGAGGTAGGCGCTGATTCGCCTGACCCGGTAACAGCAGCGGGAAACGCCTGACGGAGGAGCCAGAGTTAGCATTCCTGCTAACTCTGGCCCTCCGGCTCGGGATGACAGTGCAGCAGTTGCGCGAGTGTATGAGCGCAGAAGAGTTATTACTGTGGATGGCCTATGACCGCGAATCCCCACTGGGCGACGTTCGTGGTGATATCCAGGCTTCTATTGTCGCTGCGTCAGCGTTTCAAGCGCAGGGTGCAAAAGTGACTGCGCTGGATTTGATGCCTAAATGGCGAGGTCAGCAAGAGTTGAAGAGCGTTGAGGAGTTGGAGATTGATCAAGGTGAAGAGATGTTTAAGCGGTATTTGATGGGTAGGGCTGGAGGATGATGGTGGCTAATATACGCTTCTTTTCGTTAAGCTCCGTGACGGTTCGTTGACAACGGCGCCGATGCAGTAAATCGAGTGTGTATATTATGGAAGGGTTGCCTCTTTGAATTTTGTTCTGCGTGATTTGCGGCCTTATGTCGCCTCGGGTTTTGTGTTGTGTCTAATTGGAGGGGTACAGGCGGCCAAACTGCCTGATAACTTCTGTCATGATATTTCCTCGACTGCACGGCTTATCATGAAGCTACGGCAGTCCGGAACTGAAAAGTCTGAACTCATCAAAAAAACAGAAGAATATGTTGCTGGTGAGGGTGAAAGGGAGGTCGTGGAGCGTGTGCGGTATTTTGCGCGCAAGTATGTGGTTGACGCGTATAATTTTCCTCTTGTTTATGATGCGGCAATGAAAAAAGAAGCAGAGGTCCGCTTTGGGAATCAGATGTTTCTACAGTGTTACCACTCAAATGGGTAACTTTATTACGAATCCCTGTGTTCGCTTTGTTGTTGCTATGATCCTGTTCTTGCCGGGGCTTGCGCAAGCAGACGATAGCATACATGAAGTATGTGAGGCACATTCAAATCTGGCGAAGAGCATTATGAGGAGTCGCCAGTATGGGTTGGAAATGTCTCAGATGATGAAGACGTCTGAAAGTAGTGAAGATATCACTATTTCAAAGCTTTCAAAGTTTTACGTCATACGAGCCTTTAAATATCCTCGGGTGCATGATGAGGAAATTGAAAAGGAAGTCGTAAATGAGTTTGGCAGTGCTGCGTATTCTCAATGTTTTATGGCACTAGAGAAATTAACGCCTTGACAGGTTTCTACGTTTGACTTCATTCGTAATCGTCGAAACGTTGCCCTTGGGCCGGAGAAACAATATGGAAGGAAACAAGCTCCGTTCGTTGGCCCTCAATGCCACTGCGGAAACACGTGCCTATCAACGGGAAGTAGAGCGGGCAACCATCGCTGCGCAGCGTTATCTGCGTGTGATCAGTGATGGAAATTTACAGGCGATAGCCAGTTGGCGTTCTCAGCAGGCAGCTATTAGTGCGCAAACTAACGCGTTGGATGCATTGGCGCGTAGCTCTGGTCGTTACGCACAGGCCATTGCGGCTTCTTTTAAGGTGTCGGAGCTGCATAAGCAGGCCGACGCCTGGGTTCAAATCAATGCACGCCTCAAGCAGGCATCCGTTACCGGCAGCGATTTAGCGGCTACGCAAAAAACACTTTTCGATATCAGCCAGAAAACCGGCTCAGTGTTTAGTGAAAACACCAACGTGTTCAGTCAGGCGGCGGGTTCCATGCGGGACTACGGCTTCGCCACCGGCGATATCCTCAAACTGACCGAGGCGCTGGTTATCGGCACTCAGTTGTCTGGGGCAGGTGCGACTGAAGCGTCTCTTGCCATGGGCCAATTTTCGCGGGCGTTGGCGCGTGGTGTTTTAAGTGGCGAAGATTTCAAAGCAGTGGGCGCCGATGGCGCGCGAGTTCTATCCGCTTTGGCGGCGGGGTTAGGAATAACCAGCGCTGAACTTAAAGTTCTTGCTGATGACGGCTTACTCACTGTGGACAAGGTTTTGCCGGCGCTACTGAGCCAGCTCGGTGTATTGCAGCAAGAGTTTGCTGCCATGCCCAATTCCATCAGCGGTTCCATGAACGGGTTGTCAAACGCTTTTCAAAAATGGGTCGGTGATGTTGACGGTGCGACGGGCACCACTCAGTTGTTATCTCGCGTCATAGGCTCGGCCGCCGATAACATGAACCTGCTCGCCAGCGCTGCGGCTGGATTAGGGATTGGCTACGCCACGCTCAAGTCAGCGGAAATGGTCAAGACCCTCTATGTGCAAATCGCTGCTGTGCGCACCGCCCATGCTGCCGAAATGGCCCGCACGCGGGCACATCTTGATGCGTCGACCATGGCTGCCCGGCATGCGGCTGCAGAATTGACCGCTGCGCAGGCACATGCTCAGGCGACACGCTCTACTGACCTGCACACCGCCGCTCTCAGCCGATTGCGCCTGACACGGCTGGCCGATATTCAAGCCACTCGCGTGCATGCGGCGGCTCAAGCCGCAAGTGCTGCCGCTGGTTCGCGCGCGGCACGCGCTGGTGCCGGGTTGCTTTCAGTGCTGGGCGGGCCTGTCGGCTTGGCTGTTACCTTGGGAACAGTTGCAGCGGGCTATCTGCTGTTCAGCGATAACAGCGATAAGGCTCGCCAATCTCTGATCGACTTGAAACGGCCGGTGAAAGAGCTGCGTGAAGAGTTTGCCAAGTTGAGCAAGGCTCAGGTGCGCTACATGCTCGACGGTGTCCTTGAGCAAAAAGCTCAGGCCGAGGCCGCTGCTGCGCAGGCTGAGCGGAGTATTCGCTCTATTGTCATGACCAGTGGCAAGTTGGGGGACTTTGATCAAGGGATCCCCCTCCAGCGTCACCCGGCGATTGCCGCTTTTGATCGTAGTCGTGCTGAAGGACAAAGCATGGATGCTGCAAGTCAGCAGCTCATCATAGACGCAGGGTTGAGCGGCAAACCGGCTCAAATTATCACTGGATTTGCTGCGAAGCACGATGAAGAGAAGAGTGCGGCTGTAGGCTACAACAAAGACATTCAGGTGCTCGAGGGCCGATTGAACGAACCTGAGGCTCTGCCTACCAAGCCTAAGTCAGGTGCGGTGAACCAACCCAGCGCTGGACCGCAAGCGACCCAAGAACATACGCGTCAAGTCGTTCAACTCAACAACGCCTACAGCCAAACCCTTTCCAGCCTCTCCCAGCAAATTGCTCTGCACGGCGAAACCACCGAACTGGGCAGGGTACGCCAGCAACTCAGTCACGGCGAACTTGCCGGGCTGTCCGAGCAGAACATGGTCATCCTTGAACGCGCGGCCATCGAACTGGATGCGCTCAACGCGCGCAAGGCATACGACGGATTGATGGTCAATATGCAGACTCAGGAGCAACGTCTGCTGGCGACAACCCGGGACCGACTCCAGGTGTTGGAAGCGGCCAATGACGCAGGCAAGTTAAGCGGTGACGAGTATCGAGCGGGGGCTGAGGCCATCTCCCTATCCACCGTGACTGAGCCACCTACATTCAGCGGGCCTGCATCTCAGGTCAGCGGACCGATGGGCGAGCTGATCAAATCCGTAGAAGCCGAAGCCGAACTCAAGACCTGGCATGAAAAACAGCTGGCCATGCAGGCTGAGTTGCATGCAGAGAAACTTATCGAGGAGCAGGAATATCTGGATCGTGTTGCCGAGATCAACATGACCAATCAACAAAAGCTGTCGGATATTCAAGACAGTTATAAAGCGGCTGTGTTTAGTACATTCAGTGAGCTGTCCGGGAATGCAGCGGATATGGTCGGCAGAATCGCGGGTGAGCAATCTGGCGCCTACAAGGTGCTATTCCTTGCTCAAAAAGCCTTCGCTGTTGCTTCCATCATTATGAATGCGCAGATTGCTGCGGCCAAAGCGCCAGCAGAAATGACAGTCTTTGGTGGTATTCCCATAGGTGCTGCTTTACTAGCCGCAGGCTATGCCAACGCCGGCATGGTTGCCGGAATGACCTTGGCCGGGATGGCCCACGACGGCATCGACAGCATTCCGCGAGAAGGCACCTGGCTGCTACAAAAAGGCGAGCGGGTGGTGGACGGTCGAACTAACCAGGACTTGAAACAGTTCCTCAGCAATACGCCGGACGCCGCTAATCAATCCCAATCCGCTCCGCAGATCAACATCACTATCAATGGCGATGGCTCTGGTGGAACGGTCGAGTCCGCTCAGGATTACGAGGCCATGGGTCAGGCCCTGCTGGCCACTGTGCGAGCCGAGATGCCAAAGGTTGCACGCGGGGTCATTATTAACGAAAAGGGTCAAAACGGATTGCTCGACCCTAATAACAGGAGGGCGGGCTAATGGCCGAAACCTTTACCTGGTCGCCGCGTGTCAACTCCACCGGCGATACTCAAGCCAATATTCTTAGTTCGCAGTTCGGCAATGGTTATAGCCAGCGCATGTCCGTGGGCATCAATAACTTGGCGAGCAGTTGGTCAGTGTCATTTACCGGTACTGATGAATATCTGGACCCAATCCAGGAGTTTTTCATCCGCCACAAAAGTGCGGATCACTTTTTGTGGACGCCGCCACTGGCGAAGCAGGGCGCTTTCATCACCACTGGCGGCTGGCAGTTGCAACCACATGGAGGCAGGAAGTTCACCTTGACGACCACGTTCCAGCAAGTCTTCAGCCCGCAGGTTGAACCATGATTAGCGCCGATGACCAGAAGCTTGAGCCTGGTTCGCTGATCCAGTTGATCGAGTTGAATGGTGAATCAAGAGGCATGGGCACCTTGCGTTACCACGCCCACCAGCAGGCAGAGCCGATCTTTTGGAAAGGCGAGCGCTACGACCCTCGGCCTTTTGAAGTCGCTGGTTTCGGACGTGGCGTTGAGGGAAACACCTCAACGCCAATGCTCAAAATCAGCAATGTCGATGGCCTGATAACGGCGTTGTGCGTGCAATTCCAGCATCTGTGCGGAATTCGCCTCACCGTTCGCCAGACCTACGCCAAATATTTGGATGCCGCCAATTTTCCCGTAGGTAACCCGGACGCTTCGACGCAGGAAAGGGTGGACATCTCTTACGTCAATCAGCCCACCAGTATCAGCCGCGCTGAGGTGACTTTTGCTTTGGCTCCCCCTACTGCGGTGAAGGGTCAGAAGCTGCCTGCCGGGCAGATCATGAACCGTTGCGAATGGTGCCTTTGGGGCGAATACCGAGGACCGGACTGCAATTACACCGGCAACCTGATGTTCGATGCCGACGGCAATCCAGTAGAGAACCCGGCACTGGATCGCTGCGGAGGACGTGTCAGCGATTGCGAAAAACGCTTCGGCAAAGGCAACCCGCTTTCATTTGGCGGCGCTCCCGGCGCATCAATGGTTTGAGAAAAATATGAACGAGACTCTGTTGAAACACATCCGGCAACACGCCGCCGAGCAATACCCCAAAGAATGTTGTGGGGTGGTTATCCAAGTGGGGGAGCAGCAGCAATATGTCCCTTGCCGTAACGACGCCATAACGCCAAGTGAGCATTTCGTTATTAATCCGCATGACCAGGCGGCTGCCGAAGATAAGGGCGAGGTGCTGACCATCGTTCACAGCCACCCTGATGTACTGCCGAAACCGAGCATGGCTGATCGAGTCAGTTGTGAACTCCATGAACTGCCATGGTGCATCGTCAGTTGGCCTTCTGGCGAGCATGTGGAGTTTGCGCCAAGTGGTTATCAGGCACCGCTGATTGGGCGCGAGTTCGCCCATGGTGTGCTGGACTGCTATGCGCTGTGCCGTGACTTCTATTGGCGTGAATGGGGGCTGGAATTACCCAATTTCCCTCGTCGCGACGGTTGGTGGAAAACCGGTGAAAGCCTATACGAGCGCTATTACCAACAGGCCGGATTCTTTCCGGTCAGCGATCTGCGCCGAGGGGATATGTTGGTGATGCAGATAGACGCGTTCGCGCCAAATCATGGCGGGATTTATCTGGGCGACGGCCATCTCGACAGCGAGCCAGAGCACCATCCTGCTCCAGGCACTTTTGTGCATCATCGCTATAACAAGCGATCCAGTCGTGATGTGTACGGCGGCATGTGGGCTGACTGCACACATTTGATCCTGCGTCACTGCCAGGCTCCGGAGGCGCACGTATGACGACCGTGTTTAGCGACATGCCGCCCGTGCTCGAAGTCCGGCTTTATGGTGTGTTGGGTTCCCGTTTTGGGCGGGTTCATCAGCTCGCCGTTCGTTCAGGGGCCGAGGCTATACATGCTTTATGCGTGATGGTCCCGGGGTTTAGACGCTTCCTGCGTCTATCCGAAGAGCGAGGTCTGACGTTCGCCGTGTTTCGTGGCAGGCAAAATCTCCCGCAAGAAGAGCTTTCCATGAGTTGCGACAGCAACGAACCGATCCGTATTGCGCCGATTGTCATTGGCAGTAAAGGAGTAGGGCTGTTTGCGGCGATTGCTGGCGTCGTGATGATTGCCGTGGGTCTTTACTCTGGTCAGTGGAATTTGGCCGCTGCGGGGGCCGGGCTACTTCTGGGTGGAATGGCAAACATGATGGCCCCTTCTCTCGGCAGCCTGCTCAATAAAGAAGACGACGGCAACAAATCCTCCTATGCATTTGGAGGTGCAGTCACCACAACTGCTCAAGGCAGGTGCAAGCCCTTGCTCTACGGCGAGCGAGACATCGGGGGTGCAGTCGGTTCGGCGGGTATATACGCGGAAGATCAGCAGTAAAGGACTACTAATGAACATTTCATCACAGACCCTAAATAGGGTGGTGGGCGCCAAAGGCGGCCAACCCAAGCCCTACCAACCTTACAAGGCTCCAGACAGCGCGCTGTCTATTGCTACCGCCAAGTTGCTGTATTTCCTCAGTGAAGGTCCCATCGTTGGCCCGGTCGATGGCAACCGGTCAGTTATGCTCGACGGCACGCCGCTGCTGTCGCCTGACGGGAGCGAGAACTTCCCTGGCAGCCGTTGGGATTTTCGCCCCGGCACAGTTGATCAGGAACACATTGCAGGATTTCCCGCAGTTGAGAATGAGATTACCCAGGGTTTTCCTGTCGAGCTCAAGTCAGACAACGCCTGGACCCGCGGCGTCAATGATCCACAACTCTCCGCTGTGCGTATTCGCCTGTCCTGGCCACAGATTTGGGAGCAGCGTAGCAATGGCGATCAGGTCGGTTATCAGATCGATTACGCAATTGATATGGCAGTCGATGGCGGCAGCTTTTTGCCATATATCACTGCGACTCTTAACGACAAGGGTACAAGCGAGTACGAGCGCAGCCACCGTATTGATCTGCCCATGGGATTCAGTTCGGTACTGATCCGGGTGAGGCGCCTGACCCCAAATCGCAACGACAGCAACTTTGCCGACGTGATGCGCATCAAGGGTATGACAGAGGTCATAGATGCCAAGCTGCGATACCCGAATCTGGCAGTCGGCGCGCTCCAGTTCGATGCATCTCAGTTCCAGAATATTCCCAAGTTCAGCGTGCGCGCTCGTGGCCGTATTATTCGTGTCCCGAGCAATTACGACCCTGAAAGCCGCGTCTATATCGGCAACTGGGATGGCACCTTCAACCAGGCATATTCCAATAATCCGGCCTGGATCTGGTATGACCTGGTCTTGCATCGCCGTTATGGTTTGGGTCGCAGAATCACCGCAGACATGGTTGACCGCTGGACGCTGTACGAGATTGGTCGCTATTGCGATGTGCTGGTCCCTGACGGCAAAGGCGGTGTTGAGCCACGTATGACTACCAACGTTTATATTCAGGATCAGACTGAGGGGTACGCCTTGCTGTCGGATCTGGCCAGCGTGTTCCATGGAAGCAGCAGTTGGAACGGCTCGATGGTCACCATGGTGGCCGATATTCCCGGCAGTGAAGATGGTTATGTCTTTACCCGCTCCAACGTTATTGGAGAGTTCGAATACAGCGCGGCTGCATGGCCGGATCGGCACACCCGGGCCAAGGTGACTTGGGACAACCCTGCCAACGACTTCAAGAGCGAGCAGGTCGCCGTCACCAATGACCAATTGATCGGCATTCTTGGTCATCGTCAATTGGATATATCTGCCTTCGGCTGTACGTCGGAAGGGCAGGCCATGCGCCACGGTATGTGGGCGCTAAAGTCAGAACAGTTCGAGAGCTGGTCAGTTTCCTTCGCGACAGGCATGGAGGGTCGCAATATTGAGCCGGGGCAGATCATCTGCGTGGCCGATGAGCTGTTCTCAGGGCGTCCGAATGGAGGGCGCATCGCCGCCGCCACAAAGCGGATCATCACCCTCGACATGGATGCGCCGGTAAAGCCCGAAGACCGTTTGATCCTCAACTTGCCCAGCGGTAAAGCTGAAGGGCGCATCGTCAAGTCAGTTGAGGGGCGTAAGGTCACGGTCATCGCTGCCTATTCCGAGCTACCTGAAGCCGAATGCAGTTGGTCGGTGGAAAGCGCTGACCTGACAGTGATGCGCTATCGCGTGCAGACCATCGAGCCGCAGGGCCTTCACCAGTTCAAGATAACGGCCGTGCAGCATGAGCCGAAAAAGTACGACGCCATCGACCACGGTGCCCGGATAGAACCACAACCTATAACCGTTATTCCGCCGGGAGTGATGGCTATACCCACTGGCATCGCCATTACATCCCGACACATGGTTTCCCAAGGCGTTGCCATCACGACCATGCGTATCAGTTGGGCAGCGGTTGAGGGGGCAGTGGCCTACAACGTCGAATGGCGCAAAGACAGTGGCAATTGGATACGTCTACCCCGAACGGGCGCCTTGGGTGTTGACGTTGAAAACATCTATGCCGGCCGTTATGTGGTGCGCGTCAGTGCTGTAAACGTCATGGACGTGGCATCAATCTGGGGCACAAGCCAAGAGGTACAACTTGCAGGCAAAACCACGCCGCCTCCCGTGGTGTCTTTTTTGCGGGCCAGTAGCAAGATCTATGGCATCAATCTGGAGTGGGCATTCCCTCCCGGTGCCGAAGACACGCAGCGCACGGAGATCTGGCAGAGCCCGACGCCCAGACGAGAAGATGCCAAAAAACTCGCTGACTTTGCTTATCCCCAAGCACGGCATTCCATCGAAGGGCTGATGGCTGGAGCACGTTTCTTTTATTGGGCACGTTTGGTAGATCGCACCGGGAACATCGGTGGATGGTATCCGAAAGGGAATGGCGTAGATGGGCAATCCAGTACCGACCAGACAGATTATGAAGACT